CACGCCCTGAAGATCGGTCCTGTTCAAGTCCAACCCGTTGGTGAAAGTCACTGTTCCCGCCGGATCTCGGAAGGTGGCCCCGGCGAACAGATCGCAGTTGGTGATGGTCCGCGATCTGGCATCCGCTCGGAAATCGAGTTCACCGCTCGCCAGAACCAGAGTCGTGAGAGTGCCGGTCGACTGGTAGGAGCAATACCCGCCGTTGATTGTGACGGTTACCGCCACGCCAGACAGGTGATACCAGCTTCCCCCGGTCTGCGTCGCCGTGGTGACCGCACACGAGGTATAGAGCACGCTCCCGGTCTGCGTGAGAGTCGTCAGGGTCACTCCCGATCCAATGCGGACACTGGCATCAGACTGCGGATTGTTGACGTAGCCGATCCGGCAAGTCATCACCGCAGAAGTCTCGGACGGGTAAAACGCCACGCCAACCGACCCCCTGTTGATCGTCGCGGTGTTGCTGACGTGCGTCCCCTTCCAGAGAATCGCAGGGGTGCCGATGATCTCCGGCGTGCCACTGTTGAGCACCACAAGATTGCACTGGCCGCTGCCCGAATCGATCTTGATCCGGGGGGAGCCCGGGCCGTCCCCACCCCCGATCGTCAGCGCTTGCGTTACAGCATCCGCAGACGTGCCGAGGGCCAGGTACTTATCCCGGTACTCTGCGTAGGGATACCCTGCGTCGTCTTGGTTGGTGTCCGGCAGTCCGATCCGCCCGGTGTATCCCTGCGTGATCGTGATGGACGCGGGAGACACTGCCGACTGCGCCAGCCCATAGAGGATATCGACGTTGCCCGCATCGATCACGATATCGTCCGAGTCGACCGGCACACTCCCGCCGCTCCAGTTCGCCGCCGTGGTGAAGTGATTCGGGCCGCTGGCGGAAATCGTCGTGGCCGTGCTGACGGTGCCCGAGGTAGACGACTTGGACACCGTGATCGTGTAGGGCTTGCCCTTCGTCTTGCCGATCAGCACCACGGTTGATCCGCTCGCCGCTGGCACAGTCTCGCCCGAGACGAACTCGCGGAACTCCCCGATATTTGGGCCGCGTTCGGTCACGCTGTACGCCGCGCCCAATGCTGTCGACGTGCTCCCGAGGGCCGCAGCCAACTCGGTAGCGATCTGCGTCGTGGTGACCGTTGTCCCGATCGTCAGCACGATGGAACGGCCATTACAGGTGACTGTCAGCGTATCCGCCGCCACCCACGTTCCGCCAATCGTGATCGTCTCTTTTTGGGCGACGGGCAATGCCCCGCCCTGCCATCTTCGTGTAGCCATGCGTTATCCCGGCGGTCGACCGCTCAGAGGGGAAGGGGATTCGAATTCGTAAGCCCACTGCACAGAGTACATCTGATTGCCGTACTGGCCGAGTCGCGTTGGGCTTTGGTAGGTCACCCGCCGTCGGTCTCGATGCTCAGCCAATGGGAACGCCGGGTTGGGGACGCTCGGCCATGTCGCCACGCCGACCGCTGTGCCTTGCTGCTGGCAAGTGTAGGAAGTCTGCTGGCGGACAAGCTGCTCGATTGGTGGGCCGTACAGAGTCGGAATCACGACCTTCTGTTGCCCCCCTCCGCCGAAGGTGTATGACTCGGTGTAGGACAGGATTCCCAGATCGTTGTTGTATTCGGCCTCTGCTGTGATCTGGTACGTCCGGAATGTGGTGTACTCGCTGCCGTCGCCCGTCGGGTATGACAGATCGAGAATCCGCACACCCTGCCGACTGCCCGTGTTGTACATCGAGTGCCGAACCGATGTCCCGTCGCTGGAGTAGAGCACCAGATCGCGACCATCGACGCCGTAGGCTGCCTCAAGAGCGACGATCGCGGTCCTCAAATTGGCCTCTGTGCCGGCCTGTAGGATGCCCCTGATGCTCCAGTTGGCAACGTATCCCGAACGCGCCCCGACCTCGTTGAACGTCGATCTCTGAGAGATGACCAGCGTCACCTCGTTGTCCGCGTGGGTGTAGGTGCCGTATTTCAGAATCATAGCGCCCCCACCCCCGCCGCTCGAAGTGCTTTGGCCTCATTCGCCTGTGCGTTGAGTTGTGACCGCAGCTTGTTGATCGTGATGTTCTCCATCTCCCGCACAAGAGGGGCCAGCCGTTCCTCCAATGCGTCTGCAATCTTCGACGGGTCAAGATCGATGTTGATCGTCTGCTCGATCTCAGCCGACACCTTGGCTTCAGCCGCCGCGATCTTCTGGTCGAGCCCGAGAATCTTGACGATCTCCGCGAATCCCGCAGCGTCTGCCCCGGCCTTGGCCTGCTCGGCAATGATGCCCCTGAATGCTACGTTGCCGCGGGCGAACTTGAGTTCTTCGGCTGACAGTTGCCCCACGCCACCCGCCGCGATCCGCTGGGCGATGTCCCGCGTCGCCTGTTTCTCGCGAACGTCCATCAGGCCGAATTCTTCGCGGGCTGCGTCGATCCGCCGCCGCTGTTCGTCGATCAGTTCCCGCTCTGCCTTGGTCCGTTCCAAGAGGATGCCGTTGAGTTGCTTTTCCGCCTCCAGTCGCTTGCCTTGGATGTCCGCAAACGTCGCTTCCTTTTGTGCCTGATTCGGCTTGCGGGCCTGCTCTTGCTGCCCCGCGATCTCTCGCAAAATTCCGAAATTCTGGCCGCCCATCATGGCGAGTGCAGCACCTTGGCCCATCGGCCCCATCCCGCCAAGCATTCCGCCCATCTCGCCGAGGAATTCCCGCCCCGGGCCAGCAAAACGATTCTCGACAAACTTTCCCTCGCGAACCTCCTTGATGCCCTCTGTCAGGCCAGACAGGATTATCCTGGGGGCATTGAGTGCTGTGATCGTTGCCGATGTGATCATCATCAGCTTGTTATCGCCGCCCGAGAGGAACCCCGGGCCACCACCTTTCGCCTGTGCTTTGGCCGCCTCTCGCACGCCCTTTTCAACGCCCTGCCCCACCTCCTTGGCGATGGCCTCCACCTCAATCGGCTTGCGGTCTGGGCCAGGTAGGGCAAGCTGGCCACCCCGGCCACCGCCCCCACCCATTCCACCACCAACGATCAGCCCACCACCACCGCCCCCAGACGCCCCCCGGCGAAACGCATTCCACGCGGCAGAGACGCGGCGGATCATCTCCAGATACGCCGCCTCTAGTCGCCGCACATCGGTGATCTGATCATTGATCAGGTTCCGGTGTTCGGTCCGCAAGCGGGCATACGATAGGATCTGTGCGGTCTCGACGAACTTGACGACAGCCAGCCCGGTTTCCGCCGCCTTGCGGGAGTCCGCCGGACTCTGGAACATCATCTTGACGTTGACTACAACGTCGGTTTCGACTGGCATTACTTCCGACCCCCTATCAATGCCCCGAGGGGGCCAGCGATCGTATAGGCTTGCTGTGTCTCGGCCGCGTCGACTGCCTGCCGGATGATCGCCGCGTTTCTGCGAACGATAGGATCGTCTGGAAACTGCCCCACGGCTCGGCACTGGGAATAGTGCTCATAGGCCAGCCAATTTGATTCTGTGAGGCTCTTGGGGCTCTCAGGCGTTCCCTTGGGACAGCCGTTGGCTCGGAGTCTGCACGGTGCCCGCGTGCCCTTCGGTCGTGGCACTGGCTGCCCCTGCCGCTCCAGCCTCTCCCCGGTCTTTTCGTCGTACACGAACGCCTCACAGTCGGCACAGTCGCGGTAGGCTACTTCGGGGTGCAGGATCAGCAGCCGCACCCCTTCAGCTAGTTTTTTGTGGCGTCTCCGGTGTCTTTCTCGGGCTCGGTGTTGCCCGACACAACGCCCCACAACTTCGGGGGCAGTGACGGAACCAGAGACGCAATTGATGCAGCCGATACAGGCACGGTCTGCCCGTCTGGTCCGCTCACAGTCCACGAGACGATCTTCTTGGACAGGATCTCATCGACGATTGCCATCCACCCAGCATCGTCGATCCCCTTGGTTCTCGCCGTGTACTCGATCACATCAGATCGGATCATCGGCCGATAGACAAGGTGGATCTCATCCCACTGGCCAGAGGCAGGGATGGTGGTCTCGCGAGTGTAGCCGTCGGGTATGAAGGGGCTTGGCATTATGCAGTCGAGTCAGAGGTAATGGACAGTTCTTTCGTTGATCCGCTGCTCTTGGCGATGCCGTTCATCTCAAGAAGGATCTCGCCCGGGCCGCCGACAACAGGCGACGAATCGGCCACCGCGAGAGCGCCGACCGTGAACGTGATTGACCGGCCGCCGTTGGTCAGAACGAAGGTGGCACCGCTCGCCCCGCTGGAGTTGATGCCGTACAAGTCCACCTCGTCGGACGTGTAGGGGACGGTCATTGAGACAGTGACCACCCGGCCCTGCGTGTGGATGTCGGTCGCGGTGTTGCTGTTCGAGAAGCGGGCATTCAGTTGATTGTCAATGCTCAACTCCCAGCGTGTCACCACGCGGGCCGATCCCTCGACAGTGCAGACCGCATCGGACCAGATATATGGCGGATCGGTGGGGGCCGCGATGGTCGGGAACGCCGTCGCGCTCACGGTCTCACTCTTGCCCGTGATCTCCAGATCCAACTCAAGAGCACCGCCCGCCGTTGCCCGGAATGTCGCCCGGGCCACCTTGCAGCCAGCATAGACAAACCGCTTCGCCACCCGCTCGATCAGCACGTCAAACTCTGGCAGCGTCTCGGACACGGCGAACAGATCAGCCACCTCCGCCGACCCCATGATCCGGGGCAAGAGCAAGTCCAGCATCGCGGGGGTCGCGTGAAATGCGATGGTCCCGTTTATCCTCACGGTGCCGTCTCGCGTGCGTTCGATCGGCATGGATCGAGTCCCCCGGATGCCCGAGGTCTCGACGATCTCGCGGGCCGCTCTCAGCCCCTCCGTGCGAAACTCGTATGCCTCCGTGTAGCTTCCAACCGCTGTCCCGGCCGCAGCCATCGACAGGCGGGACTGGTGCCCCATTGATGCGTCAGCCACGTTTGATCCTCTCTCCCATTCGGCGGGCCACGGCCTCGCCTAGGACTGTGCCAACCCTGTCTGCTGTCGTCTGATCCACACCCACATGGGGCCGCGCCGGCATCCGCCTTGTCCCTGTTTGGTGCCAGTGAGCATAGGGGACTGACGTTCCGAACCTCAGCCACGTTTTGCCCGTCTGCCAGATTGTATCCTGTGTGCCGTCAATCGTCGTCAGGCTCTCGAACATCCGGCCCGTGTCGACGAGGATCGATGTGTGCCCCTTGCGGCTCGCCGTCGAGAACGCAATCGGTGCCCACGCCTGCCCGTTGGGGCCGCGTTGCTCCAGATACATCGCCCGTTCGAAGTCTTGCAGGACGGTAATCGCTTCGTCTAATGCCTCTGTGTAGTCTTGCTCTTCGGCCTGTTCAGCCGCTTGAAAGACGACCTCCAGAACGGTCTCCAGATCGTCCATTATGTCCGGCCCTCCCGATTGCTGATCCGCAGCGTGAATCCCGAGACAAACAGATCCCGCTGGAATGCCGCATTGTCGACGATTGCCAAGGGAGTCAACGCCATGTTGAAGCCCCGCGTGCTGTCCAGCCGCTGATTGCTGAATGCCTTGCGGATCGTCTGCCGCCACGATAGCCGCTGATCCAAGCCCAACACCTGCCGATCGGTGGGCTGCTCTGCGTCGATCTTGAGACTCGCGACGATGGCCACGATGACAGGGTAGACGATGTCGTCTCGGACGTTGCTTGAGGCTGTAATGGTCTCCGCACCAAACGGCCCGATGACCACCGCAGGCATCCGGGCAGCCGGCATCCGGGCGATCTCCACGGCGGGAGACTGGCAGATGACGATGTTCGCTCTCGGAACCCCCGGCAGATTCAACGCCTGCACCTGCTCCAGCACCGTGTTTAAGATCGTCGTGAGTTCGGCAGGCAAGTCACACCTGCTTTCGGGTCAAGACGATCCACCGGGCATCCAGCGACGCGAGAGACGTGCTCAGCACACGCCACCGCTCGCCCGCCGAGTCTGTCACGATGTCGTCTACCTGCACCCCCCGGGCTCCCGGCTGCGTGGAGTTGAGTGAAAAGGATCTCTCATCGCCTGTGATGTCGATCCCGGCCATCGCCGCCCGCCTCCGATCGACAGGACCAGAGACAGCGTTGTCCACGGTCACCGACGTTGCCCCGTCCGGCCGGATCTGCCGCAGGGTCACCACCTCGCCGCCGTCGAAAATCGTGTAGTCCCCGGAGATGTCCAGCGTCATGTCGTGGCCTCGCCCAACTCCTCAAATGGACCGGTGGCCGCTGAGAGAAGCATATTCAGTTGGGCAATCTCCCCGAGGATCGCCGTCCGATAGCCGTTCCAATCCACGTTCTGGCCGTCGACGTTGTAGCTCGGCTTCGGATTGGCCGACTCGGTGGCGAGTGCCGCGAGTAGGTTGCTACGGATCGTCGCGATCTGCTCGGCGTCTGTCGCCACTACAGCACCTGCACGGACGGGGGGGCCTCAATCTCCAGTTGCTTTGCCGCGAGAGTCCGGCCGCCCCGACCGCCCGCACTGTTGAACGCCCTAACGGCATCCTCCAGCGTGTCAGCCTGCACCTCGAACCAATCGCCGCCAGCACGGGGACGCAATCGCCACCCGCTCACCAGCCGC